GTGGGTAATAACGGTCTTGGTGGTAGTGGTGGCAGCAGCGGCAGCGGTGGCGGCGGCGGTGCCTATGGCGGCGGCAGCGGGGGATGCTCTTTCGGTGCTAGCAATTCCGCAATGAGAATTATTTGGCCCGGAAATACCCGTTCGTTCCCCTCTACCGATGTAGGGGCGTAAAACATGAACTTTTACATTCAAGTCAAAGATGGGACTTTTGTAAATTACCCCGCGTTTGAAGATAACTTGATTCAAGCATTTGGATCAATCCCCGAAGATTGGGAGCCTTGCATTACTGCTCAGAATCCAACGATTGAAAACAAAAACTTGGTTTTGGTGCAGCCGGAACCAACATACGAAAAACACGATGGTGTTTGGTATGAAAAATGGTTTGTAAGGGAAAAAACAGAAGAAGAATTAGCGCAAGAGGCGGCTGCGCTTAAACAGAAAAAAATTGAAGCGGCGAAAAAAGCATTTGCCGAATTCCAATACGCACATCATTTTGTTGATTGGGTGTTCAATGAAGACACCATCCAATTTGATCCACCCATTTCAAGGCCCACAGATGGAAAATTTTATCGGTGGCATGGCCCAAGCAAAACTTGGCGAGAGGCAGTGCCGTTGCCCAAGGATGGCAAACGATATTATTTTGACTTCGATAATTGGGTAAATGTGGAGATCACAAATGTGCCAAGCGAGTAACCCGGTAACTGAAGTCACAAAAGCAGTAGAGCTTCAGGCGGCGGTGCATTTTGGGTGCCCCGTTTACATGATTGACCGTCCTGATTTTTTAGATACGGTTAATACCGTTTCAGAAGAATCACTAAAGGCGCAGCACGATCAGCATAAAGTCAATGACATTTATCCGGTGGTGATGAGTGGCAACTTTGTGAACGACCCTCGGGTGCGTGGCTTTGCAGAATTTATTGCGGCAACCGCGTGGAACATCCTTGATGACCAAGGCTACGCAATGCAGCACTTCCGCATGATGTTTGAGTCGATGTGGACTCAAGAGCATCACAAGCAATCGTCAATGGAACAACATATTCATGGCGGTTCGCAGATTGTCGGTTTCTATTTCCTTGATGTTCCCGAAGGATCATCTCGCGTTGTGTTCCACGATCCACGACCCGGCAAAGTGATGAGCGAATTGCCGCAAAAGGATGCGGCAAATGCCACTCTTGCAAGTCAGATGATTAACTTTGAACCGGCACCGGGCAGGCTCATCTTTTCAAACGCTTGGCTACCGCATTCTTTTACCCGTCATGCGGGTGATAAGCCTATGAAATTTGTTCACTTCAACTTGGCGGCAATGTTTGTTCCTCAGAATCAAACTTGCCAAGCTCCATCTGTTGAAGTGGTATGAACAAATACAGCATTCGCTTTAACAAAAGCCGTGGTCAACCCGGTCGGGGGACGGTAGACCATGTGTGGCGCGTGTTTGAGAATGGCGAAAAAGAGTACCTTTTTAAGCATCTCAACATCACCACGGGCGTCACAAGTGAGAAGGACGCAAATGGCAATGATTACAACATCTGTTGCTTTGGCTATCTGAAAATAGACAAGAATACATCAACCGCAATCATTTCGGAAGCAGAATCAAAAGCTGATCGTCAATGTGACACTTGTTCTGAATGTTGTAAGGGTTGGTTGTTTGGCAATGCTTATGGACATGACTTCTATCCGGGCAAGCAATGCTTCTATCTTCAAGACAAATGCACGATTTATGAGACTCGACCCGTAAGCCCGTGTTCGGCATACAAGTGTCATTGGCTTGAGACTGAAGATTTGCCGGTATGGATGCGGCCTGATTTGTCTAAGGTTATCGTCACTCACAGAGAGGTAAAAGGCTTTTGGTTCTACGACATAACAGAATGCGGTCAGACAATCCGATCTGATGTGCTGTCATGGATGACCATGTGGGCCTTGAACAACGGGAAAAACATTCGCTATCAAGTCAATGGCGGCTTCAACAAAATAGGTTCAAAGCAATTTTTAGAGGCAAGCATTTAACATGGAATCGCAAGTATTTATCAATGCCATTTTTGGCGTGTCTGCATTTTTGGGAGGTTGGGTGTTGAACAACATCACGCGAACCATCAATCGCATTGATAAAGATTTGCGGGATATGCCGCATCTCTATGTCACTAAGGACACCTATCACCGCGACATAGACGAACTCAAGGACATTTGCAGGCAAATCTTTGCCAAGCTAGATCACAAAGCTGATAAGTGAGGTAATCATGGCATGGTCAGATGTTCTCAAGGCAGTCATTCCCATTGTGGTGGCTGCGCTTGCTTGGCTACTCGGTCAAGTGGCATCCTTCTCTGAGCGTCTGACCAAGATCGAAGGGCAGATGCCCGCGTTGATTACCAAGGAAGGCACGCCAACTGATAGTCCCATCAGCGCAGAGCGTAGGGCGCAAATGAAAGAGCAAATCTACAAGGACATTAACGATCTTCAAGTCAAGGTCAAATTGCTTGAGGAACGCGAAAAGTTCTTGAAGGGGAACAAGTGATGTTGGAACTACTTAGCGGCGGCATCTTTGGTTCCTTGCTCGGCGGCATCTTTCGTCTTGCTCCTGAAGTTCTCAAGTTCTTCGATAAGAAGAATGAGCGCAGCCATGAACTGCTGATGTTCCAACGGCAGTGCGACCTAGAGCAAATTCGGGGTCAGCAAAAACTAGCCGAGATTGGTGCAGCGCGGGACGCAGCCATTGATGTTGGCGTAATGGACGCATTCAACGCGGCTATCAATCAGCAGGCAGAGATGGCGAAGGCTGCGGGAGGATGGGCAGCGGCTCTAAGCGCGTCTGTGCGCCCCGTGGTGACCTATTGGGTCATCCTGCTTTGGTCATTCATTCATCTGTGGTTCGCGTGGAATGCGTGGCTACAGGGCGCATCCCCGCGTGAAGTGTTCAACACCATGATGACCGCAGACTTTATGGCGCTAGTCTCGGGCACCATTAACTACTGGTTCCTTGATCGGACTCTGAAGCAACGCGGGCTATGAACCTCGACATTGCCGAAGAACTGTGCAGGCGATTTGAGGGCTTGCACAGAGTCGGGGCAGATGGGCTTATCTATCCCTACATCTGTCCTGCGGGTTATCCCACTCAGGGATACGGCACGGTATTCCGACCCGATGGGCGCAAGGTCACAATGAATGACGCGCCCATTACCCGGCAGACAGCCGAGCAATGGCTAAAGGTGGACTTGCTAAACACCTACGCTCCCGGCGTGGTGCGTCAATGTCCCGTCCTTTTAACGCTTGCATTGACGCAAAGCGATTGGGCCAAGTTCAATGCCATCGTGGACTTTGCTTACAACCTCGGCGTGGGACGGTTGCAAACCTCCACGCTACGCAGGAAAATCAACGCACAGGATTGGGACGGTGCCAAGGAACAACTGATGTTGTGGACCCGTGGCGGCGGCAAAGTCCTGCCGGGGCTAGTCAAACGCAGACAAGCCGAGTGTCAACTTTTCTAAAGACAAGACATGAAAATTTGCGTCTATGCGATCAGCAAGAACGAAGAACAATTTGTAGAACGATTCTGCGCGTCAGCTAAGGATGCTGACCTGATCCTGATTGCCGATACCGGCTCTGAAGACAACACGGCGCAAAAGGCACGGGAATGCGGCGCTACGGTCTACGACATTTGCATCACCCCTTGGCGCTTCGATAAGGCGCGGGACGCGGCACTAGCCCTGATCCCTCGGGACATGGATGTGTGCATCAGTCTCGACCTAGACGAAGTGCTAGAACCGGGATGGCGCGAGGAAATCGAACGGGTGTGGAAGCTAGGGGAAACGACCCGACTGCGTTATATGTTCGATTGGGGTCACAACATCCGATTCAAGTACGAAAAGATACACGCACGCCACGGCTACCGGTGGCACCACCCGGTTCACGAATACCCCGTGCCCGATGGCAGGATCACCGAAGTCTATGCAGACACAGATCAGTTGCTTGTCAGTCACCACCCCGACCCAACCAAAAGCCGGGGTCAGTATCTGCCGCTGCTTAGGATGGCAGTTGCTGAAGACCCTCGGTGCCCTCGGAATGCTTTTTACTTTGCTCGGGAACTGACCTTCTATCGCTTGTGGGATGAAGCGATAGACAGGCTCAATCACTATCTCAAGATGCCCGAAGCGACTTGGCAGAATGAGCGTTGCTATGCGATGCGCCTGCTATCGGAAGCCTACCAAGCCAAGGGTGACTATTATTCCGCGATGACCTGGGCACGCAGGGCTACGGCAGAAGCCCCCTACACACGGGAACCGTGGGTGCGGCTTGCGGAACTGTCCTACGCTTTCAACAATTGGCCTGACTGCTATGCGGCTTCTCGCGCAGCCCTAGAGATTAAGGACAAGGCAGCGGTGTATACGATGGACCCGTCAGTGTGGACACAGAAGCCCCATGACTATCTGAGCATCGCGGCGTGGCATCTTGGGCTGAAAGACGAAGCTATTGAACATTGCAAAAAAGCATTGGAATTTGTGCCCGAAGATGAGCGCATCAAGAACAACCTAGTTATGATGACCGCGTAGTTGCCAATCCTCCTTCCCGAGTCAGTGGGCATTGCTCGGGTTAGCCCCCCTTAGCGGGGGCTTTCTTTTTCCACTCAGCAAGGATCACTCGCTCAAGGTATTGCTTGGCGGCGGTTCCGCGAACTGTGCCCACACCCTCAAGATATTTTCGACGCTCGGCAAGTGGCTTGGCAAGGACATAACGCGCTTCGCAGGCTGCACGAAATTCCTCACTTTTACGATAGTCTCGGTCGGACTGTTCGGAAACTGTCGCGTTACCACTCTGTGATTGTTCGGGCATTTTCGGGTGCGCCTGATCCAATTTTCAGCTTGTCTTGTTTCTAGGACACCTAGCCTAAGTCCGCATTCAGGGCACTTCATCTTTGGACAACTCAAGATCAATCATCAGGTTGCGTATGGTGGCGTGAAGCATCCCAATTTCAAAGTTGAGCCTTGCGAAATCATCACTGCCGCAACGGGCTTTGGCATCTTCTTCGATTCGTGCTAGTAAAGCGTCAGCAATACGGTGTGCTTCCTCAATCTTCTTTCGATATTCCATTACAGCACTCCAAAGCGATTAAGGCTCAAGGTCACAGCGGGTTCCATATCTTGAGAGTCCCCGCGATCCCTGCGACCCCACCAAGTCACACCGTCATGCTCAAAGTCCTTGGTCTTCAAGTATCGGACTGCATCAGGGAAGCCCACAACTAAAAAGAAGGGCAGCTTTGATATGCGGCACATCTGTTCCGCATGGCACCACTTGGCAAAGCTCATCTTAAAGCCACCGTAGCTTTGGTGCGTTTCGACTTGATAGCGGGTGGTCTTGATTTCCGCAAAAGCCAAGATGCTGCCGTCACGCTCAAGCGCATAGTCAAGGTGATAGCGAATCGGCATCTTCATCAGGATGCAATTAGCTCTTTGAGAGAACCGATCCGCTATCTTTTGCTCTACGCTCAAATGGCTTTGAGTTTCGTAGAGTGGTCGCATCACTTCAATATCCAAAGAAGGCCACAGATGATGCCGATGCAAATAAGCGTAAGACGCCACTCGCTAGGCTTGTTTTGCTCAATGATGGGATAGCCCACCACGAATTCGCATTCGGCAAGGGTGCGGGGTGTCTTGTAGTGTGATGTTTTCATGGTCAGAAGGGGATTGAGTCATCAAAGCTGTCAGGGTTGTTATCCGGGTCATGGCGGCGACCCGATGCGGAAGGTGGGGATTCCTTGAGTCGGTCCCCTGCAAACTCGACACCATCAACGATGCCGGTCAGCTTGCTTCTGTGTGTGCCGTCATTGCTCTTGTAGGTGCTTACATGAACATCCCGAAGATCAACAAACAGCGTGACTCCCTTTTTGAGATAGGGCGCAAGCGACTCTGCACGCTTGCCGAATAGCGTTGCATCGACCCATTGGGAAGGCTTTTTGCCCGACTGATCCTTCTGACCGTAGTTCCACGCAAGGGAGATGTTGGCAACTGGTTCACCACCCCCCGTGTAGCGCAACTCCACATCCTTGCCGATGCGACCAACTCCAATTAGCTTCATCATTTGCAAATCCTTTCAACCATCTTGGTCACTTCATCTAGAAACAAACGCACTTCCTTCTCAATGTCCGCGATCAGTGCGTCATCGCGGTCAACCCTGACAATCATCAGTTGAAGGTGGTCAGGGAATCTAGGGTCATAGCTCACGAATTCGCAGAACTTGCGACCTGTGCAGGCCATCTGCCACTGCATCTGATAGACGTACTTCGTATCAGGCTTGCGGGTGGATAGGTTCTTCAGGTGCTGCTTGGACTCGGGGCACTTGATCTCAATCAACCCATCTTCCCCGACAAACCCGTCAGGCGACGCCCCGGACATGGGGATCGTCGGATGGTCGATCATCCCCACCTCGGTCACAAAGTTCCCTGTTGTGGACTCATAGGCTGATCGGGCTGCGGGTTCCTGATCAACGCCCCACTGCATCGCGGCATTCATAAAAGACGGCGCTTGGGCATTGGTGATGCGCTCTAGGGCAAGCTCCATCAGGTAGTTTTCCCGCGACGCTCCGTAGCCGGTCTTTGTCTTTGCCATCACATCGGCAATGCGCGATGCGGTGGCCTTGCCTAGACGGGCGGCGAACCATTCAGGTGACTTCTGTTCCATCATTGCCACACCTCATTGTCATCACCGCCTGATGTTTCCACTTGCAATTCACCGCCAAAGATCAAAGCGATTTCATCGAATGGCACTTTTGCATCCCGCAGTTCTTTTAGGATCGCATTGCATCTGTCAGCCATTGGCTGAATCTGCTCCCACAACTCACGACCACGTTCAATCGTTTCGTTGTATTCCTTTTCCAAGGCTTTTGCTTCTTTGTTTTTCATCACTTGACCCCCATCAAATTCAAAATTGCATCCACGGTTGTCTTGTCGTAAGACCCGTAACACTCCAACTTGGCGACTGGCGTCTTGGATGTGTTCGTGACCTTGACCGTGATCAAATACTTGTCGTTTTTGTTCTTAGTCGGATCAGTAATGTCCATCCTTATTGCTTTGGGCTTGTTCATTTCAATGTTTCCTCCGTTGCATTTAGTTTTTCAACAATTCTTTCAATCGCACCACCCGGCGTCATGCTCAACGCCTTCATGATCAAAGACAGCGACTGATCAATGATTTCATCGTAGGTGCCGGGGTCTGCTTCCTTGATTGATTGCAAGGTCATTCGCGCATCTTCCAAGGCGTCAATGTCTGCGCTGTTGACCATCCAAAGAAGGTCAATGTCTGATTGGATTTCGCTCATGTGCCCGCCTTCTCTGCTGCATTCTTAAGGGAAGGCCCATGCGCCGCCCACAAAGCTCGCTTCTGTCCCGTGTTGGGCATGGCCGCAAACTGCTTATTTAGGGCCGCTACGCCTTCCATTGCGGCATCCTGAAGCATAGGGAGCCACTGACGCTCAAAAGCGGCGTAATCGGGGTCAGGACGCTTACTAGCGGCATTCCCATCGTCATCCTCCGGAGCGATCCCACAGGTCGCCATGAGCGAGTACCGGCGGGCATAGGTCAAAGCCGAGCCGTAGCCCTGCGGGTCTTGCTTGGCGGCGGGCACATGGAGCTTGCCCCCGGTCATCTGCTCCCCGGACTCATGCAGCAGGATGGTTTCCACGATCACGCCCGATTCGCACTCGTGGGTCTGCTGAATCAGGGCGATGCCGTTGTTGTTCAAGGCATCAATGACTGCCTCGACGCAGGCGGCAAGGTCGGCGTATCGGCTTTTAAAGTGGGGATTGGAGGAAGTCTTAAGCGCAGGGGCGAATGCCTTTTGCGCCTTGACCAAGGCTTGTGCTATCTGTTTCATGTCTTGTCTTTCACTTAGAAGGGTGCGGGTGGAGCCTTGGCAATCTTGTCGCGTTTCTGCTCGGCAAGCAGGCGCGACAGCACCTTGGGTGGTAAGGCTCCGAAAGGCCAACCAAGGGGATTCTGTTGTTTGTGGGGGGAAAGTGGTAGCGTCATCATCTAGTCCCGTAAAAGCTCTATTGTCGTCAGATGTTAGCGTGTTTTAAGGGTAAAAACCCTAGTAAGCCAATCAATCGCTTGTCCGTTGCTGACCTGTGCGCTCGTGACTCGCAGGATCGTCCAACCCCGGCAGATCGCTTCGGCGTACTTCTCGCAGTCAAGCGTGAAGCCCACGCCTGTCGTATGCCTCCCGCCCGTCCACACGCCACCTTCGATCTCGACGGCGATCAGTTCATCAGGCCACGCAAAGTCAAGCCTCCACCGGCGCTTGGGATGGAACTTGTACTCCCGCACCGGGTCGGGCACCCGCAAAGCGCGGAGATGCAAGGCGAACAATTCTTCAGGGTTGCTCATTAGGCCAAAGTCCTTCTAGCTGCAAAAGCCTTTTGGTGCGCTCGTGGGCTTCGTTCCAAATCATCTGTTTGGTCTGTCGGCACAGGCGACCCTGATCAACCTCGTAATGGCACTCATAGCAAAGGGCTGCGACGTACTGGTCTGAAGCCTTGATCCCGCGACCTTTGCCGTGAATGCTTTGATTTGAGTGCGCGGCCACGATGGTGCCGTTGTCGATCCCGCATGACTGACACCGCAGCGTGCGGCAGAACTCAAGGATGCGCTTGTCCCTGACATATGGATACTTATTCAAAGACTACCCCCAAGCTCTGCACTGCGTAGGCTTCAACTTCATTCATGTAAGTGGTGAACTCAGACACGCTCATTTCGGTGGTGCTGCGGCGGCGACTGACCACCTCACCATCGGGCAAAGTCACATCCTCACAAACGCCAAACTTCCTAGCAAAGAACTCGTGCCACACATCGGCCGAGTGCTGCTTGCCCTGCACCCAAGCGGTCGCGGCAATGGTCTTGAGGACAAGCCCCCAATAGCGTTTGTTTTGTTCGCTATTCCTCTTTGTCTCTGCGGTGGTGACGATAAGCCGCAGGGGAGTCCCCGCGTCGGCCATTGCTTTCGCGTTTGATCCCACAAAGGCCACCAACTGATTCCACACGCTCAAATCGCGTAGGTGGAATTCTCGGTACAAATGCGTCATAGCTGCCGTCCTCACATAGTCGCTCAACATGATTAGCCGAAGGAAAGGTGTAGTAAAGGCATTTGTCTCTGCGGGTACACCAACCGCCCATGCACGAAATCACGATGACACCTTAAAAGCTATACGCCCATTGGCGCGGGCTTCGTACTCACCGTTCCCTGTCGTTACTTGCAGCATCTCAGCGTGCTTCTTTTTTTCTCGGTATTTCCTTTGACGCTCTGCCGAAGTCATCCTTCGACGCTTGGCATCTTTGCCCGCGCCTAGCTTGTAGACCTTGAGCAAGTCCCTGCCTCGGCTGTCTTTCTCCCACATATGAATGTGTGCAGCACCGGCCTTGTGAAGCTCCCGGCAGTAGTGCAGCACGGTGACATAGTGCAATCCGGTCGCTTCGGCTAGTTCGGTGCAGGTGTGAGTGCCGTCAAGCAGCAGCTTCACAAGCTGCGCTTGACACATGGCATTGACTTTAATCATCGCACTAACTTGATTGCTTGGAGTGCCGCGATACGCGCAGGGTTGTTTCTATTTGCTTGCCGGTGCCGTTCTTGCTCGGCAAGGTAGCGTGATGTTTCTTCGGCTTGAGAGCGAATCACGGGGATTTCCTTGGCTCTAGGTGGGAACACATCGCGCCAACCCATCAGCGTTGATTGATCAAGCGAAGCATTCGGGTCATGTCCGGCTGCGCGTAGGTCGTACAGGGACTTCAGCACCATCTTCTGTGCGCGGTCGGTAAAGGGAATCTTTTTCATCGCCTTACGCATCTCGCAAAAGCCTTCCCAAGCCTCGGGGTCGATCCATTCGGGAAGAGCGATCATGTGCGGTTCCTTATTTTTGCTGCCGCACACAACAAGGCCGATTTCTGATGTTCGTTGCCCATGTGGGTTTCAACAAGAATCGCGCACTGCCTTCGTTCCCACTCCGCTGCGGCATTTACCACGGCCATGATGAACTCATCGGCAGTCAAGTTTTGCGGGATTGCGTTGAGCAAGTCTTTGACTTCATCGCGGGTCATAGCATCCCCCACAGGTAGCTAACCAACATCCCGACCAATACAAAAGGCCCAACGAAGATCACAAGCAAGATGGCAAGTGCCCATGCAGCAGCAAGCCAATCGGTAAGCCATCTCATTCATCTACTCCATCGCTTATGGCTTTGTCGTAGCCAAGCGTGACGACTTCAAATGCAACTTGATTAAATGTCTTGCGGTTAGCAATCCAATGCTTGCCCTTAACCTTGCGGATCGCATCGCTTGCCATAAGCTGATCCCGTGCATAGCGCAGAAAGTTGTGAAAGGCCCACTTTCCTTGCTGCATAAAAAGCTCGGGATGCGCGATGCGGAATTCTTCATAGACCTCATCGGCCAATCCCCAATCAGGCTTGTCTTGTTGTGTCATTTTCTTGCTCCTGTGATTTCTGTTTACATTCCCACTCAGCACGTTCGTCCGGTGTCATCCTTGCGAACTCATGCGCTTTCTTAATGGCGTCAAAGTCAACCTTTGGCTGCACTTGGGCATAAGGCTTCAGCTTTGGGCCGCGTATCTTGTCACCCAACCGCCTGATGGCTTTCATCTCAATTTGCCTGATGCGCTCATTGCTGCGCTGATAAAGCTCGGCAATCTGAGGAAGCGTTTGCTCGTCGGGTGAGTCAATGCCAAACCGCAGACGCAAGACTTTTGCTTCAGTGGGCGACAACGTGTCGAGCATCTCGGAAATGATGCGCTTACGATCATCGCTCTCAATGTTTGCATCAATGTCAGGCTGCTCTAACAACTCACCCGTGTGACGGGCAAGCATCTCCATCATGGCGCGATGCCCGACGTTAAAGTGCGACTTGTTGTCAGGCAGCACAAACATCAGTTGCTCGGGCGTCCAAAGGTCTTCAGGCAGCACGCCAAGAAAGTCGCACAGACGCTTTGCTGTTGGGGTCAAGTCGCCATCAGCAGCCAATGGCGACCACTTCATGTTCACAAACGCGCCGATATGCGTAGGGGCAAAGCCGCCCGCCACACACAACTGATTGACGTTCTTGTAGCCCGCAGCTTCCATTGCGCTCAGGATCAAGTTGTTCCTGACCTTGACCTCTACGCGGTATTCGCCTTCGTCTTTCATGCTCACTCCCAAAGCGCACCAAGCGCATAAAGAAGGAAGGCGCAGCCGATCAAGCCGGTGATGATGGCGAAGGCTATGTCGATGAGTTTTTGTTTCATGTCTTGTCTTTTCTCCAACGAAAAATTTTGTGTTCAACTTTGACTAATTTAAATGGGTGGCTAAGTCTCCAAGTTGACAAAGACTTCCATTCAATCAAACCGTTATTGATAGCCACAATTCGCCCCAAAGTGCCATCCTCATGCCGCACTTGGTCGTTGATCTGAAAGTTTTGTTTGCTCATGTCTTGTCTTTCAAAGATGCCCCCCGAAGGGGGCGGGTTGGTTAGGCGACCGAGAAGCCTTCCGCTTCAATCATCGCGACCCATTGAGGCAGCGCAGACTTGCGGATAGACACGCTTACCGCGCAGAAGCCAAGACGATCCTTGGCGCGCTGAGAAAGAGCGACCACTTCGATAGTGGTGGCGTTGAAGTCAGCGGAGAGGATTTGGAAGTCAGACATAAAAGCTCCGTAGAAAAGTAGTGGCGATGAGTGAACTGTAGCACGACAACAGCGTAACGCAAGTCTTTTTTGTAGGGACATACCCTAGTCTTTGGGCTTTTTAGGGAAGTTGCAGGAAATCTAGGTATGTGCAACAATGCGCTTGTCTAGAGTGGCATCTAGGCGATGAAACGATTAAAACCCCTAGCGGGTGCTGTGCGGTCTTGCATGGCAGTGGGCGGGTCTTTTGATCGTTTCAAACGCCTCGCTGCTGCTCTCGCCAAGAGCCAAGACCGCAGAGCATCTCTAGGGGTTTTTGCTTTTGGACGGCCTGATGCGGTACGTCGGTGGTCAGGCTTGAGATACCCCGCTGCACGAGCAAGCCAAGGCGGGGACGGTGGGCGAATCCTAGAGCCGGGTGGTTGAAACAAGTCTAGGGTAGTGCGAAGCGACGGCATGGCTCCGAAGGAGAAGCGTTGCAGCACAGTGCGAACTGTAGTGAGGCTACGGTAAGGCTGTGCTTTGCTCAAACATCCACCAAAGGAGAAAAGATGTGCAAGTGTGGGGGTCTTCTCAGTGTTGAAGTGTTAACTACAGGCAAATGGCGCTATTGGTGCAAAAGCTGTGGTCGGTATGAAATCCTGCCCCCTCCAAACCAACGGCGATGACGCTTGTTTGACTTGATTTGCTATGCTCAAATAGCAAAAGGGCAAAAAACAGTTATCCACAGGGGCAACCATGCGCTTTGAAATCAAGGAAGCCGAAGGGCAAAACGACCCTGTGATGCTGTTCACTATGCACTTGCTGCACAGCGTCACCAATGCCCATATCCTGCACCTGACCACCCGCAGCTATGCGGAACATCAGGCACTGGGCACTTTCTACAGCGAGATTGGCGACCTTGTAGACGCATTCGTTGAAGCCTTCCAAGGCAAATACGGCTTGCTGCATGACTTCATCGCAGACTACAAGCTACCCGGCACCGACCCCGTGGCCTATCTTGAAATGCTCAAGGTAGAGGTAGAAACGCTCCGCAGGGCACCCAGGTTCCCTCAAGACGCAGAGTTGCAGAATGAGGTTGACAACATCGCCAACCTCATCAATAGCACGCTCTACAAGCTGCGCTTCCTGGCCTGACCATGCCCCTGCGCCATACCAAAGCGGGTTGGATGTGGGGCAGCAAAGGACCATTCCCCACTAAGGCTAAGGCTCTATCTGTAGCAAGGGCAGCATACGCAAGCGGATACCGGGAGGCACCATCCCTACAGCACCCTTCAACACCAAGTGCAGCCACCTCGGGTGCAAGAACCCCCGATCAAAGCTCAACAGCTACTGTCTCGACCACGGGGGCAAGGAAAGCCTAAGCCGAGATTACGACTCGGTATACAACACGGCAGCATGGCGGCAGCTAAGGACCGCACAGCTATCCCGTCACCCCCTATGCCAAGCCTGCCTAGTCGAAGGCAAGGTGACCCTAGCCCTCCATGTGGATCATGTCTTCCCGTGGCGCAGATTCGGGGAACAGGCATTCAGGCGCAACA